ACGCTCAACCGCAGCATCCGCGTTTTCCGCAGTAAATAAAAAAACGGTCGTGCCGGCGTCATCGGTGTTTACATCGGCGTCAAGGGCAACACCAAGCGCATTCGTGCCGCCGGCGGCAAAAGCGCCACGAATCCCCATGATCCTTTTTATTGGTGGTGGCAAGAATTTGGTTTCACCGCCACCGGGCGGCGTAAATTGCGCGGCGGAACGCGCAGGCGCCGCGCAGCCCGTGCGACAACGGGCAGGCAAATACCCGGTAAGCGCTTTATGCGTGATGCATTCAGCGGCAGCAGTGGCACCGCCCTACGGCTGTTCGAGGATCGCCTCGGCGAACGCATCAGCGAAGCCAATCGCCGCAAATGAGTGCAGAGGCCTTTGTAAACGCCGCGCTGCTCTCAGCGCCCGGTGTGACGGCGCTCGTGGGTGCTGGCGCCGCAGCGCGCATCTACCCGGACGAAGCCGTCGAGGGTGCTGATCTGCCCCTGATTGTTTACGAGCGCGGCAACACCACGCTGGAGCACACCTTGCTTGCTGATCGTGTGGTGGCCTCCACCACGCCGATCACGGTGACCTGCTGGGCAAAAAAACGCATTGATGCGGAGGCGCTGGTCGATGCGGTTATCGCCGCGATGTTTGTCGCGCAGGTGCCGCCGCTCACGCGGGATGGCGAGTACGACGATGTCAATCAAGCCTACGGCGGTGTCGTAGCTTTTGAAATTTGGGAATTTTAACGTTTAACAGGAGATCGAAATCATGGCAATCCCAATTGGACGGAATACGCGAGTCGAAGTTGAGCAAACGCTGGATGTTGTTAAACCGATTACGGGTATCACCAAGGCGTCGACTGCCGTGGTTACATCGGCCACGCACGGTTATGCCAACGGCGATGTCGTGGTGTTGGAGAACATTGTTGGCATGACCGAACTCGACGGGCAGATCGTGCGCGTGGCCAACGTAGCCGCGAGCACCTACGAGCTGGAAGGGATCGATTCCACGTTGTTCGGCACATTCACATCGGGCGGCGGACGGAAAATTTCCGCATGGCAAACCCTGGGTGAGGCGCGCAGCGTCAACGCCGGCAGCGTGTCGTTAAACCGTCTCGATGCATCCACGTTGCTCGATTCGGAGAAACAATACGTCTTGGGCCAGCCTGACACTCCGGAAATATCATTCGAGGCCTTGAGCAATCCGTTCGCGCCCGCCGCACAGAAAGTGGAGGCGGCAGCGCGTTCCGGCGCAGCGTTGGGGTTCCGCCTGACGCTATCGGACAACAGCAAGCGGTTGTTTCGTGGGCTCGTGTCGTTGCCGGCGGAAAGCATACCGCTGGGCGCGCTGGCCACAGCAACGTTTTCTGCGACGCAAATCAAGCGCCGCCTGGCGTTTTTGACATAACCGTATGAACCAACAATTGATAGACCGCATGCTCGCCGCGCGCGAGCAGTGGGTTGAGCTGGGTGCCGGCAAGGCGATAAAAATCCGCCGTCCGGATGAACTGCAATTGCTCACCATGCGCAGAGGCGCCGAGGTGTTGCTCGGCGTCGAGATGATGGTGTCGCAGGCGTTTGATTGGCGCGGCTTTGCGGAGTCCGATCTCATTCCAAGCGGAGCATCTGACCCCGTGCCGTTTGACCGCGAAGCGTGGCGGTTGTGGCTGGGCGACCACCGCGATTGCTGGCCCATCGTGTCCGACGCGTTGGGCGAAGCGATCGAGGCGCATCGCAGCAAGTTTGAGGCGGCCGAAAAAAACTAATTCGCTTCCTGGACGCGTGCGCTGGCGAGCGCATTCAGGGAGCGCACTTACCAGAAATTGAGCCGCTGGAGCAACTTGCTGTGCGTGCATGGAATCTCATGGGTGGCGAGCTCAACTGGAGCGCGTTGCCGATCATCTGCGCCGACTTCGGTGTGGCTGACGTGATGGCGCTTGCCGAGCGAATCGCCATGGTGCGCGAGCACCAAAAAAATAACTTACCGACCGCTTAAGGAATACCCGCATGGCATTTGCATCGCTCACCATTGATCTGGATGCGCGGCTGGCCTCGTTTGAAAGCAATCTGCGCCGGGGTGCCGATGCCGCCGAGTCGCACAGCAAGCGCATCGAGACCGCGTTTGCCGGTGCGGGTAAAGCCCTTGTGGCGCTCGGCGCGGTGGGCGCGCTCGGTAGCCTGGCGACGGGGCTAAAAGACATAGTGCTCAACGCCGCTGCGCTGGACGACTTCGCCGAAAAAACCGGGGCGAGTGTCGAAAAGCTTTCGCAGTTGCAGCAGGTGGCCCGCATCAGTGGCGTTGAATTTGGCGGTGTGACCGATCTGCTGGTCAAAATGTCGCGGGCCTTGTCTGGCGCCGACGAAGAATCCAAGGGTGCCGGCGCGGCGCTGGCTAAGTTGGGCCTCAATGCCGCCGAGCTGCGCGCGCTTGATCCGGCGGATGCGTTCCGCAAAATCGCCGCTGCGCTGAATGAGTTTAAGGATGGGGGTTCGAAAGCGGCGCTCGTCACTGACTTGCTGGGCAAAAGTGCGGCAAGCATGCTGCCCTACATCAAAGACCTTGGTGAGGAAACCAAGGTAGTCACTACAGTTACCGCGTTGCAGGCGGCGCAGGCCGAAGTGCTGGAGAAGTCACTCAAGCGCTTGGGTAGCGAATCCTATAACGCCAAGCAGGCGTTTTTGCTTGGCATTGTGCCAGCGATGAACCGTGTGATTGAGCAGTTCATTGAAGGGAAAAACGCGGCGGGTGGATTAATCAACGCGATCGTGTCGTTGGGTACGATGAACCCGTTCAAGTCTGCCGGCGAGAATTTGAATCAGTATCGCGCAGAATTGAAGGCGACAGAGGCGATTAAATTAGATCGGCTGATCGCCTTGCCGTCGGCCGATGTATCGGGCTTGGATGGCAAGATTGCCGGCCTAAAGTCAAAGATAGAATTTGCCAAGGTCTTGCAGCGGCAGGAGATTGATTTAACCGCCGGGGACACGCCAAACGAGCGGGCGCGCTTCGGACTCGGCCCGCAACCTTTAAAAACACTGGACTACGTCAGGCCGTCGAGCGGCGGCGCAGGGGCCGGTCAAGGTAAAACCACGTCACCGTTTGACACGGCCGTCAAGCAGTTAGAACAGGAGGCGATCAAGGTCGAGTCTCTGTCGCGGCAGTTCGAGGTGTTGCGAGGGATCGCCGCGGGGCATTATGGCGATCTCAATCCGGCGCAAAAAACTGCGCTCGAAAACCTCGCCGCCATCGTCGACAAAACCAAAGAAGAAGAAAAAGTCCGCAAAGAAAACACCGATGCCGTGAAGCAAATGGCGATCGAGGCCGCGCGCATGAACAAAGAGGCCGAATCGCTGGCGGACAAGTGGCGCGAGCTGGCCGATCCCACCATCGCGCAAAACAAGCGCATGGCGGAGGGGCTTAAGTTGCTCAACGATCAGCGCATCACCATCGAGCAGTTCAACACTGGCGCGAATGAGCGGCTGAACAGGTTGCTGAACCCTGAACTCACTGATATTGAATTTTTAAACAAATCGCTCAAAGAGGGAGATATCAGGCTGGAAAAATACCTAGAGCTCGTAAAAAGACTGAACCCTGAGCTGCAGAAAACCCGTGACCTGGGCAGTGATATTTTCGACAAGCTCAAATCGGGCTTTGATGATGCCGTGCTGTCGGGCGGCAAGTTTGGCGAGGTACTCAAATCGCTCGCGGTCGACATTGCCAAGCTGGTGTTTCGGGATAGTACGAAATCGCTGGCTGATGGCCTAAAGGGCGTACTGGGCGGCATCTTCGGTGGCGGCAGCAAACAGCCTGAACAGCTCGGCGGGCCGGGGTTTGGTGAGTCCGTGGCCGGGTCGGTGGCGACCAGCGCGTTCGGTTCGCTGATTAAGGGGCTGTTTGGGTTTGCCCACGGCGGCGAGTTCGCCGTCGGCGGTTCTGGCGGCACTGACTCCCAGCTCGTGGCGTTTCGCGCCTCGCCAAACGAAACCGTGACCGTGCGCACGCCGTCGCAGCAAAGCGCGGGCGGTGGCGGCGTGACCATCATACAAAATATGACTTTCGGCTCGGATGTCAACCGCAGCATGCTGGCGGCTTGGGCCGAGGCCACCAAGCGCGACACCTTGGCAGCTGTGGCTTCCAGCGCGGGGCGTGGTGGCGCCTTTAGCGCGGCGCTGCGCGGGCAATGAGCATGATTTACCCGTTGACATTGCCCTCCATAACTGGTGTGCGTGAGGTAACCCTGCGCGCGCGATCCACGGTGGGTGTATCGGAGTCGCCATACACCGCGCAACAGCAGGTCTACGTCCATCAAGGAGAATACTTCGAGGCTGATGTGTTGCTGCCGCCAATGAAGGGTGCTGCCGCGGCGGAGTGGTCGAGTTTTCTGCTCTCGCTGAATGGCCGCGAGGGTACATTTTTAATGGGCGACCCGGCCTATCGCGGGTGGCGGCACGCCGCTGGTGATGGGCGTCGGGCAAACAGGTAAGACGTTGCTCGTCGACGGCCTGCCGGTGAGCCAGGCGGGCTGGCTGCTGCCCGGCGACTATTTCCAGGTCGGTGTCGGCGGCGCGGCCCACCTGCACAGGATTGTTTCGACGGTAAACGCCAACGGTGCGGGGCAGGCGACGCTGGAATTCTGGCCGCGCTTGCGCACAACCCCATCCGACAATGCGCCGCTTACGCTGGATTCGCCGCAGGGCATCTGGCGGCTGTCGAGCAACGATACGGAGTGGTCGGTGGGGCTATCCCTGATCTACGGCCTGCGTTTCGGTTGCAGAGAGGCGCTGTAGGCCATGACGCGCACCTTAAGCCCTGCGTATCGGGCGCAGCTCGATGAGGGCACGGTTCGACCCATCATGTTTTTTGAGGGGGTTTTCGCCGCCGGCACCGTGCGGTTGTGGACCGGCGTTGGTGAGGTTACCTGGAACGGCGTGCCGTGGGTTGGGGCCGGACAGTTGCTGGGCATAAGTACGATTAGCGAGACGGCCGATCTGCGCGCGTCCGGCATGACGGTAACCCTGTCTGGCATAAGCAGCAGCGTGATCGCGCTGGTGCTCGACCAAGCGCGTTTGGGGCTGCCTGGCCGCGTCTGGTTCGGCTTTACCGACGCCGCCGGCGTGATTGTCGCCGACCCGTATCTCGCTTTCGAGGGCAAGCTCGACGTGCCGTCGATCTCCGACGACGGCACGCAGTGCACGGTATCTATCGCGTACGAAAATCATCTGATCGATTTGGAGCGGCCGCGCCTGTTTCGCTGGACGCATGAGCAGCAGCAGGCGTTGCATCCCGGCAGCATGGGGTTTGAGTATGTCGCCGGCCTCGCCGACAAGCAGATTATTTTTTAGCCATGAGACTGCCTGGGTGGGAATCGCGTTTGGCGCAAGTGCTCGAAGACGCGCGGCATAAGCCGTACGTGTTGGGTGAGCACGACTGTTTTCGCGTGGCGTGTGCGGTGGTGCAGGCGCTGACCGGTGTGGACCACTGGCCGATGTTTTGCGGGTACAACACCAAACGCGAAGCGCTGCTGAGGATTGCCGCGTACGGCGGCACGTTCCGCGCCGCCGGCGATCGCCTGTTTGGCGTGGCGTCAAGCGAACTTGTCTTGCACGCGAGACGCGGTGACATAGCGGCATTGGCTGACCTTGCCGGTGAACTGCATCTGGGTGTGGTGACAGGCACGCACATATGGGGCGTGTCTGGCGCCGGTGTCGTGCAGGTGCCGGTTACCAAGGCGCAGTATGCTTGGAGCATTGGCTAATGCCGACTGAACTAGCCGCCGCCCTGGTGGCGGAGGGCCTATTTGCTACCACTGCATCGGCAACATCGTTCCTGTCGGCGGTGGGTACGGTCGCTCTGGCTGTCGGCTCTTACGCGGTACAGGCCTCGTTGGCGCCGTCAAAGGCTGGTAACAGCGCGCGCGCGGCCGATCAGCAGACTGTCAGCTCGGTGGAGGCCAGCGCGCCATGGGAAATCGCGTATGGTCGCGTCCGCAAGGGCGGGCGTATTGTTTTTCAGCACGTGTCATCGGCCACGGGGTCGAATGTTGAGCGGCATTTGGTGCCCTCGTCGCCACCGTACACGGTGCGTGTCGATCGCGCTGACGTATTTGATTCTGATGTGGATGCAGGAAAAATTATCAACACGCCGGATGACGGCGATATGTATGAGCCTGTGTCCTACACCGTGGTTGATGGCCTGTACACCTTCGATGCGGGGTTGGCCGGCGAGAGTGTGCGCATCATTTATAACGCGTTCAACGGCAGCACGACATTGTTTCACCGCGTGATTGTCCTTGCTGCACACCGCAGCGAGGCGATCGAAGAAATTTATCTGAATGATCTGCTGGTACAGTTCAACCCGGACGGGTCGGCAATTGGCACCTACGCGGGCTACCTGAAAGTTTTTAAACACCTTGGCGTGCCGGGCGAGCCTGCGAATGCGGAGCTGATGCGATGGCTTCCGAAGCTATGGACGCCGGCGCACACGTTAGAGGGGCACACCTATATTGTGTGCCAGTTTTCGAAAACCTCCCAGGTTAGCCCTTGGGCACAGGGCATTCCGAACGTGTCGGTCGTTGGGCGCTGGAAACAAGATATTTTCGATCCGCGCACCAACGCGCGCGGCTACACGGACAATGCGGTACTATGCCTTGCCGATTACCTCAGCATGCCAGCGTTAGGTTTGAGCGCGCCCTACGGCGAAAAAATCGACAACGATCGTCTCATCGCAGAGGCCAATATCTGCGATGAGCTGATGCCGCTGGCCGCGGGTGGCAGCGAAAAGCGATATACCTGCAATGGCGTTATTAGTTTGGCAGAAAAACCTATCGGCATTTTGCAGGCGCTGCTATCGTCGTGTGCCGGGCGCTGCGTGTATGTTGACAGAAAATGGCGTCTGCACGCGGGCGCCTATACCGCGCCGGCGGTGACGATTTCTGAAGGCGACATGCGCGGGCCGTTGAGTATTACCTCTCGGCTGTCGCGGCGCGAGGCGTTTAACGCGGTCAAGGGCACCTTTCTCAGCCCAGAGAGTTTGTGGCAACCGGTGGACTTCCCGGAGGTTGCGAGCGATCAATACATGGCAGAGGACGGCGGCGAGCGCATTTACAAGAATGTCGAGCTGCGCTTTACCACCAGCGCGGCTACGGCGCAGCGGCTCGCGAAAATTGACTTGCTGCGCGCGCGGCAACAGATGAGCGCGCAGTTGCCGTTAAAGCTGCGCGGCTACAATGCGCAGCCGCCCGACACCGTCGCGCTGACGCTGCCCAAACCGGGGTGGGTGGATAAGCCATTTGAACTGGTTGAATTGTCGCTCGATTTGGGGTCGATCGTGCCAGGGATTACATACACCGTGCGGGAAACGTCGCCCACGGTGTTTGATTGGAATACCGATGAGGAATCCCCGCTTGACCCCGCGCCCAATACCAGCCTGCAAAATCCGTTTTCAGTGGAGCCGCCGGGTATCCCCGATGTTGAAGAAGTGCTCTATACCCAGCTCGGCACGATGGTGCGCATTAAAGCGATTGTGCGCTGGCACCGAGGGCTTAATAGCACCGCAAACAGTTATGTGCTGCAGTGGCAGAAGCGCGGCGATGTCGCGTGGGGCGAGTATCGCGATCTGACATTTCCGCAGGCCGAGGTGTTGGACGTTGAATCTGGCGTCGAGTATTTTTTTCGTGTCTCGGCGATGAGCGCGCTAGGTGTTGTGAGCGACTGGCGGCAAAGGGCGATCACCTTTACAGGGTTTTCCGGGGTTCCGGCCGACGTAACCGGTTTCAGTATTTCAAAAATTAGCGGCACTGCCTCGGGACAATGGGATCCGTCGGTAGATACGGACGTCAGGCTAGGCGGCAGCATCGTGATACGGCATACCACGAATACGGCGGCGCCGACGTGGGAGATGGGCATCATTGTAGGTGAGTTCGCCGGCGTGTCGACCGGCGGCTCGTTGCCTTTGCTGCAGGGCACCTACATGGCGAAGTGGCGCGACCCGATGGAAGGTTATTCGGTGGGCACGGCGCTGTTCGCTGCGACCGAAGGCATGGTGACTGGCTTTAGTACGGTAGGTACGCGCGTGGAGGCGCCGGCGTTCACCGGCGTTAAAACCGGTGTGGTGATTGACGCCGGCGTCGGTGGTCTGCGCATGGTGTCGCCGCCTGGCGTGGGCACGTATTTGTTTTCGTCCGCGCTAGATCTGTCAACTGTCGTGACACGGCGGGTCGAGTCAAGAATTACCGCGCTGTCATACACCATTGGATTATTCGATGATGACCCCGGCATGTTCGATGACGGTGGAGACTTCGATGGAGTCTCGGGCATCAATGAAACGGATGTGACGCTTTATGCGAGAACAACCAACGATGACCCCGCGGGATCGCCCGTGTGGTCGCCTTGGGTGCCATTTTTTGTCGCGGACTTTACTTGCCGGGCGCTAGAGTTCAAGTGCGAATTGAGTAGCTCAAGCGGCGCGCGAAACATCGTAATTTCAGAATTGACTGTAACGGTTAAGGTGCCCATCTAATGCAACATGATTTCGTGGTTGACAACGCCTTCCATTTGCCGGTGAGGCTGTCGATAAACGAAGCGCTCCAGGCGTTGGCGACGCAAAGTTCGGGGCCGACGGCGCCGGCGACGCCATATGCATTCCAGTATTGGCGCCAGACGCCAGAGGGCATTTTATGGCAGCGGAACGCGGCTAATTCGGCGTGGGTGGCGGTTGATTCTGCGGGGGGGGTGCGCGCAGACCTTGCCGCCCAAACTGGAACTACTTTAATCGGGCACTTGCCGACCGGTGCGGCATCGTCGGTGGTCTTGCAGGCATATTTGCGAGCAAGACAGGCCGACGTTATCAACATGGCCGACGCCCCTTACAACTTATTGGTAGACGGAAGCGATCAGACGGCGAACGTGCTTGCTGCTATCGCCGCAGCAAAGATAGCTAAGAAACCCATTTATATACCGCATGGTGTGACAGGCGTAATTGCGCTGTCCGGCGCAGTTGGCCTTGATATCGACCTTGGTTTGATGTCGATACACGGCGATAACGTGAAATTTGATTGCTCGGCATTAACTGCAACCTATGCAATCAGAATTTATTCGTCGGCGTCATACGAGGATAAAGGTTCGAACAACACCAATGCGGTGACTGGCCTTAGATTCCGTGGTAACAGTACTATCGGTAGACACGGATTAATTTACGGTAAGGCCGGGGCGGGGTTTGAGCACACCTCTGAAATCAGCTTTCGCGGCGCATCGATAGAGTTCTTCGATCATAACTTGACATACGATGAAAACGCATGGCGCGTTTCGACCAGCGAGGCGTTATTCAAAGCACCTCTATCAAAAATGATTTATTTCGCCTCTACGCTCGGCGGCAACGCCGGTGAAAATCTGCTGTATTCGCATTGTCAGTTTGATGGCAACTCAGGCGCACCGATAGATTTACGCGGCGGGCAACATATATTTGATGATGGGTGCTCTTTCCTTAACACGCCGATTGAAGAGGATGGATTATGCTACGCGCATTTCAGTGCCCCAAACTTCGAGAATCCGGGCGGGACTGCTGTTTACCGGATGCTGCACGTAAAGGGCGCAGACTCACGCGCAGTGATATTGGGGGGCGCTATTACCCTGAACAACCCAGGAACAACAATAAACGTTCCGCCATTTCGCAGCGACTCGACAGGTGCGGGCATACTTGCTATCGGCATGCTCTACCCGCCAAAGAGCGCATTTTTTATCCCTGAACTTGCCTCAACAAATGGGCAGGCGGTTATCTGTGACGGAGCGGGCCGTAGCGAGGCTATATCCTGCAAGACTTTCTCAAATTTTGTCGGGAACAACAATCTGCCGTTTTCGCTGAACGGGAACCTGCTTTACAACGGCAGTTGGGAGTCTGGAACATTCGACGGCTGGACGAAAACCGACTACGGCGTGGGCGCGAGCACAGCAATAGCCACGGTTGGATCAAAGCGCAGCGGGTTCTTTGGGCTTGACGTGACGTGCCCAGCGGGAGGCGGAACGGTAATTAAGCAGGCCGGTATTCCGTTCCGGCCGAACAAGCAAATTTTTTTAAAGTCGTGGGTTAATGTGCTGGCCGGTAACGTAACGATCAACATCGACTTTATCAGTGCGAGCGGTGCAGTTATCAGCACCTTGAACCCAGGAGCGATTACGGCAACGCCTTACGCAGACTACGGGCCTACGGTAGTATCTCCCCAAGGCACGGTAAAAATAGATGTTTACATGGTGATGTCGATTGCTGGGCACGCTTATTTTGATGATTTTAATTCTTTAGAAGGATAGACCATGAACTTCAATATTGCAACCCTAAAATCCGGGAAAAAACTTACTTTGCCGGAAAACGTCGGCAAGTCATACGTTCGGTTTCACTCTCCTCATTCCGGGAGCAATATCATGTTCGAGCGTGTCGAGCAGGTATTTTTAGAGACGGCTGACAACCCGGAAATGGTATTGCAGTGGAGTCCGACGAGCAGCGAGTTTCTTAGAGGGGACTGGCAGATTGTCGAATAGATTGAAAGCAAGGGAGGCGCTTGGGCAAAAAACAATTAAATGGGAAACGAAATAATGGCCAGCCCGCAAAGCAGGAATAACGGTAGCAGCAAGAGTGATATGGAAATGCCTGGATCAATTGGTTGGATCGATAAGCGGAATTTGGATGTAAGAATAAATTCTATGGCCGACAAAATTGATGAACTTGCAGAGGCTGTGGGCCTGATAGGCGAGGCATTGGAATCTCACGAAGAAAAGTACGGCGGCATGCTTGATGAAATGAAGAATGATCGCGAGTTCTGGCGTACAACCATTGATGATGCAAAAAGGAAAATTGTCTTAATGGTAATCTTAGGCGTTTGCTCCGCTACGCTGCTAGGCGGCGGGATAATTCTCAAAGGATACTTGGAAGGAATCGTCGCCGCTCCAGTCGTCAATAAGAAATGAAAACCGCCCTGATAGCCGTAGCTACCGCGATACTAGTCGTCGCGGTGTTTTTCTCGCTCACCGCAATACTGCCGAATCCGATGCCATGAAAATCGCACTTTACGCCGCACGGCAAATAATTCTTAGCGTTGCATTTTTCGTAATCGCCTTGCGCGAGTCGCAACAGAGGAAATCATGAGATTAATTGCTGTGTTGCTGGCCGTATCGCTCGCAGGCTGCGCGGGGTTGCCATCCGTAGGTGCATGCCGCATCACGGAATACAAGCGCGTTGGCGACCTGTGGAGCGCACGCCTTGACGATTGCCGGGTTATTCAGAGCGGCGGCGCATCCGGCTTGCTCGGAGCGTCGGTTCCGGGACTTTGAAGGCCAAGAGTTTTTTGCCGATGGTGATCGTGATATTGCAACAAACTCACACCAATTGAAAATAAGTATTTGAGTGAATTGAATTAAATTAGCCCTTTCACGGCGGTAACCGGGGTGCGAATCCCCGTGGGGACGCCAGCTTTAAAATCAATGACTTACCATCTTATTCCGGCGCTGCAACTGCCTCGGAAATAGGCGCTTGGTTCCCATAGTGTCCCATAGAGTACTTTAAAAATGCAGCACAAATGCGGCGCAAATCACTTCGATTTCGCGAACGGCATTTTCAGGATGCCGGCCCGGTGCAAAAAATATTCCGCGCGCCACGGCTCGATGGCGCGCTTGCCGCACTCCAATTCTTGCCACCTCTGCACATGCGCGTAGCCGGCGAGCGCGCCATCGAGCTGCGTAAGGCCTGCCGCCTTCCGGGCCGCGATCAAATCATCGGCGTTCAATTTTTCCATTTTTCGATCCACGCCCACGCAACGCAGCGCTCCATGTCGCCCAGCCACATCGCTGCGGCGGGGTAGGCCGACAGTCCGGGCATGAGTTTTGCCGCGCACCAGGGCGTTTGTGGGCGATCTGGCATGGGGTTTAGCGGCTCAGGTATCTCGGTGAGCATGCGCCACAGCCCGGCGCCGCATCGTGCGTGCGCGGCAACACCAAATGTCACCAGCGGCGCGCCAT